AGCGCGGGGGCGGTCAAGACGCACCTCCCCGCGCGGCCACGCGGGCGCGAGCGAGCCAGCCAGCGCGGTACGAGTCCCATTGACCCGGCTTCATCGCGCCGGACGACGTGGCCTCGCGGTGCGCCATCCACGCGGCGTGACTCTCGTCGGCCTCGGCGGACTCGCTCGCGCTCTCGTCCACGGGCAACCCGGCGGCGGCGCGTTCGGAGGACGTGGCGGGGCGGAGTTGCCACGCTGCGTAGTTGTTGCGCGCCTCGGACTCGCCCTTGAAGCGGACCGAGACGAGGCCCGAGGCCTTGATCTTGGTGACGACACCGGCTTCACCGAACCACGCCGCCTCGTCATCGCAGACGGTGACGGACTCCCCCACGCTCGGCACCCACGCGGCGGGGGTCGCGGCGGGCGACGGGGCGGCGAGGGGCGCACCTGGCAGCGGGCGAGCGACGTACGGGATCCCGTGCCGCTCGCACTCCTCGCGCGTCGCCCAGCGGACGAATTCGTCGCCATTACAGGAGGAGCAGGTGTCCGCCTCCGGGTAGGAAAGGCGGCGAAGCACGTCGTCCCCCTCGCCATCCTTGACGACGATCCATTCGGCGCTTCCCCACCGCACCACCGCGCCCACCGTGCGGCGCGGCTCGGTCGCGGGCGCACCGCTCGCGGGCGCGACGGGCACCAAGGCGGACAGCGCCTCGCACAGCGACAGCAACGCAGCGCGAGCAGCCGTCGCACGCGCCGCCAGATCGTTGCAGGAAGCGACGATAGCACCCGAGTCCATACGCACCCCCTCGCCCTCGTCGGGCTACTTCGACAACCTCGACACGATCACCGCCTCGACGTCGCGGTCGCTGTCCAGCGCCTCGCGACCCGCCGAGACGATCACTTCCACCACCTGCTCGTACGTCAGCGTCGGCGCGAGCGACCGCACGAGGTCGGAGAACCGACGGATCAGGTCCAGCGCGTAGAGCTTCGGCGCGACGCGAGCGATGCCGGCGGCGTTCATGCCGACCTCCGCGCCGACGACGCCACCAGCACGCGGTACTCGTAGAGCCCCGACGCCGCCACGACGCGGCGCCGCTCGACCTCGCGACCGCCGAAGCGGTCCTTCCTGAAGTCCCGGATCCGCGCCGAGACGCCCGTGTCGCTGCACTTCACGCCGAAGCGCGTCGCGATCTCCACGACCACGGCGGGGATCGTCCACCACGCGCCGTCGCTCATCACCTGGGCGACGAGGCTCAGTTGGGAGTCGAGGCGCACGCCGTCGAGGAACGGGTCGAAGGTGTCGCCGTCGAACCTCGGGCGGTCGAAGAGGGGGAGGGAGGTCACGACGCGGCCCTCGCCTTCTCGGCCGCGACGATTCGACCCGCGACGGTGCGGGACGGTCGCTCCCTGTTTCCAGCGGACACCCATCGGTAGACGGCTCGGCGAGACACCCCGTAGGCTTCCGCGATGGCGTCGGCGGAGTCGCCTCGAGCGAATCGCGCCCGCACGATACGGGCAGCCTCGGATCGGATGGCGGCGACGCTCACGACGGGTACTCGCGGGCGGCTGTGGTCGTGCTCATGCCCGTACTATCGGGCACACTTCGGCACAACTCAACACAAATCGGCACGGGTCGGCAGGGACTAAGGCCCCTAGACCGGCCGGTCGGTCTGGTTTACGCTGGAACAGATGCGGATCCGTCTGCGTCGTCGTGGATGGCGCGTCGTGCGCCGGGAGGCATCACGTGAAGGGGATCCAGGTGGCGTTGGTGGCGGCGTTCGTCCTCGGTGCGGCCGGCTGCGGCGGCGGGTGCGGCGGCGCAAGCTCGGGCGACGCCTCGAGCGGCACGCCCGCGGTCGGCGGCGGCCTCGCCGACGGCCCGGCGTTCGTGGCCCCGCCCGTCGCGGTTCCGCCGACCGTGCCCGCGGCGCCGGTGCTGCTGCCCGGCGAGCGGTTCGCCGTGACGAACGGGACCGACCAGGGCATCGTCTACTTCGCGTGGTGGGAGACCCGCGACGGCATCGACAACGGGATGCCGGGCGGGCACTGGCACTGGGTCGTCGCGGTCTCGGGCGCCCCGCTGGCACCCGGCGCGACGAAGGTTGTCCCGCTCTTCTCGCCGCCGGCCGGGCCGGTGGACCTCGTCGCGGTGCTCGCGGACGGGACGGAGCGGCGCGAGCGGGCGGTCTACGCGCCGCCGACGGCGGCGGTCTGGCGGGTCGAGTAGGTCAGTCCCCGCCCCGCGCGCCGCCCGGCACGCGGCGCACCTACTTCGCCTTCGTCGCCCTCCGCACTTCATCCGCCACGAGGCGCCGCACGACCTCGCTGACCGTCGCCCCGTCGCGGGCCGCCACGGCCTCGAGCGCCGCGAGCTGTGCCGGGGTCACGCGGACCCGAATGTACGCGGTGCGGGGGGTGGTCATCGTGCGTCTCCTTCGTGGTGGCCGTCGTCGTCGTACAGCCCGGCTTCCATGCGCTCGGCAACGTCGCCGTAGCACTCCGCGACCCACCCCGCCGTGCCGAGGTAGGTGAAGCAGGACAGGATCGTCCCGCCCGTCGCCTTCCACCGCTTACCGGCGGGCGCGTCCACGTTCACCGTGATCGAGTCCCACGCACGCTCCACGTCCAGGGTCGCGCCGACCTTGGCGCACGCCCGGCGGAGTTGCGCGAGGGTAGCGGGCTTCACTTGGCACCCCCCTTCACCGCACGCGCCGCCAACTTCGCCAACCGGGCCGCGCAGCGGGCGCAGGTGACCGCCTCGTCCGTGGGCATCGCGCCGCGCAGCGCCGTCGAGCCCGACTTGCACGCGGGCATCATCGCGGGGCGCCCGGTCCAGGTAAAGCCCATCTCGCCCAGGTGAACCGTCCCGGTCAGCGTCTTGATGTTCGTCTCGCTCATCGTCGTCACCTCGCGTCGAGCCCTATCGCTCGATGGAGGGAGTGTACCCCATGCGGGGTACGGAACAACAAGAATCCGCCGCCGAGTTGTAACGAGATTCGCCGGGGGGTCAGTCTCGCCCGCGGGGCCCGGCGAACACGCGATGCACGGCGGGCTGCCGGTCGTACGCGGCCGCGCCCCAGCAGCGTCCCCGCGGGCGCGGTTCCTCGGGCGGCGCAGCGACGGGAGGCGCCTCGGTCGGCTCCGTGGCCGTCTCGCGCGAAACGTCGTTCCTGCGGGCACGCTCGCGGTCGATCGCCCTCCACCGCGCCATGCGGGCCGCGTCGCAGGACCACGGGTCCATCGGGATCACGTGCGGTCGGCCTCGAGCGAGACCTCGTACTCCGCGACCTTGCGCTTCACGCTGGTCGCCGACTTCACGTACCAGACGTCCACCTCGTAGACGCCCGACAGCCCGGTCAGCGCCGACGCGAGAAAGATGAACTCGATCTCGCCGTCGGTGCCGTCGCTGACGTACGCCGTCTCGCCGCTGTTGGACTTCTTGCGGAGGATGGCCGTCCCGTTGTCCTTGGCCATCTCGCACCACACGTCCACGCCCGACGCGGTGAGGTCGATGGCGGCGCCGTCGCGGTCGAGGAAGCGGAACGCGGGGCGGTAGTCGCCGTCGATGGTGACGCGCTCGCGGGGCAGGAGCATGGGGCCGATGCGGCTCATGGATGGATCCTCACGGCGCGGTAGTCGGAGAGACGCTGCGCCCCGTAGTCGCCCACGCGGTTCGCCCGGTAGTCGGACAGGCGCGCGACGACGACCATCGCGGGCTCGGTGACGGGCGCGTCCGACCCGACCTTCGGCCAGAAGCGGGTGGCCCAGTAGCGCAGGGTGAAGTAGCGGGCGGCGAACATGGGCTAGGTGAGGTCCAGCGTGACGGCGCTGCGGTTGCCGGAGGCGTCCACGGTGGCGCTGATCCGGTTCTTCGTGTCGTTCACGTCGCGGATCACGACCGTCGTCGTCGCGGCGCCGGACAACTTGGCGAGGGCCGACGACAGGATCCCGCGCAGGGCCTGGCGGACCGTGACGCCCGTCTCGACGCCCGCCGAGCGGTCGAGGAGCGCGTCGGCGTTGGCGTTGGCGGTCGGGATGTCGCCCGTCGCGGCGGGGGACGCGGGGAGGTTGTCCGTCTTGGCCTTGATCGCGGCGACCTCGGTGTCCACGGCGGCGAGGATGGAGGCGACTTCGGTGTCGATGTAGGCGGCGATGGCCGAGAGCTGCGTGTCGAGGTTGGCCGACGCGAGGCCGACAGCCGACCGGGTGCCCGCCGCGTCGAGGGGAGCGGTGTAGCCCGCCGTGGCGAGGCGGGTGGAGACCGCCGCATCGACGCGGCCCGTCACGGTCGTCGTGAGCCCCACGTCGGCAAGGGCCGTGTCGGCCTCGGTGTTGACCGACGCCTTCATCGTCGCGGACAGGTCGGCGCTCGCGTACGCGGTCCCGGCGAGGTGAGTGGCGTTCACCTCAGGCCGACCGCCGCTCGTCGTCGCCGCGCTGCCGCCGAAGTGGGTCACGTCCGCCGGGGCCTGCCCGACGTAGTAGAGGATGCCCACGTCGTCAATCGTCGCCGCCGCGCCGCGCACCGCGAGGGGGCCCGCCGTGCCCGTGTCCGTCGTGTCGAGCGTGACCTTGTAGAACCCGCTGCTGATCTCGGTCGCGTTCGTCGCGCCCGCGTTCGGGTTCCCGAACGCCCCGCCGTTCTTGCTGATCGTGACGGCGATGGTCTTGCCCGTCGCGGGGGTGACGTGGTCCGACGCCAGATAGGCGCGGAACACGACGACGAGCGACGTGGAGGGCTTGGCGTAGATCATCAGATGGCTCCCACGCCAGCGTTGGCGCGCGCAAGGGACCCGCCGCTGCTGCTGCCGCCGGTCCCGTCGTCCTCTTGGTCGGTGATGAGGCCGAGCGCGTAGATCGTCGTGCCCGCGTCCGCGTACGACCCGGCGTAGGTGAACCCGAAGCACGCCGTACCGCCCGGCATACAACCGAGCATCGCGGCGCTGACCCCCGTGTGGAAGTAGACCGTAGCGCCCGTGCCGTCCTGCCCCTCGACGCCGATGTAGTACGCCGTGCCCGCCGCGAGGTTGACCGTGGCGCCCGAGTCGAACAGCCAGAATCCGTCCGTGATCGACGTGGACCCGCGCACGTCCTTGTCCGGCGTCGCGGTCGCCAGCAGCGACCCGTCCGACGCAAGCCGCAGCGTGAGCGTGACGCTCCCGTCAAGGTCGAACGTGCCGTAGATCCCGATGGCCCGGCGCGGCGTCGTCGGCGTGAACTTGTTGCCGCGCCGCGTTGTGCCGCTGTTCGTCACGGCGGCGCTCGACGACGTCCCGACGAAGTTGAGGTAGGTCGGAACGACGGGGTGGAACGCCCCGCCCGAATACTCCAAGACAAACCCGCCCGGCATCAACGTGTTCAGGACATCCGACGCCGCCGTGTTACGGATCCCGTACGGGACGAGCGACTGACGGTTGGACGAGACCGCGTCACCCAGGTAGGGCCCGATGCGGTCGAGCTGCGTGAAGGACCCAGACGTGTACGCCGACAGGTCGAACACCAGCGCGACGAGGTCCCCCGCCGTGACCGTCGCGTTGATCGCCGCCGTGTAGTTCGTGCCCGCCGCGTAGGTCGCCGCGTTCACCGTGATCGACGTGGACGACCCGTAGAGCGTTCCGGCCGCGCTAGGCAGCCCCGTTGTCGCGTCCACCGTTCGCAGTTCGATCCGGTGCGTCATTACCGGGGACGTGACGCCGTTGATTCGATAGTGGACCTTGTCCACCGTCCCCGACTTGAGGATCTGGAACACCGCCACCATGCGGTCGGTCGATGCGTCAAAGGTGAAGTTCACCGGGGTCGCGCTGAACAACGCCCACGGCTTCGCGGGGAACAGTGACCGAGGGGCAGCGACGAGGCTCATACCGTCACCGTCACGCCGCTCTGGAGCAGCGACCGCGTCTGCGCGAGCGTGCGACCCGACCGCGCCAACTTCACCAGAACCTTGATGAACGCCTCGCGCTCCGTCTCGGTGACGGGCGCCGTGAGGTCGGACAGTTCCGCGTCAACCGTGCCCGACGCCGCCCCCGAGATGGTGAACCGCAGATGGTTCCCACCCGAGCAGACGCCAGCGAGCGTGATGGTGACGGCGGCCACGGCTACCTCCCGTACCCGAGCGCGGGGATGTTCTCGGCGCGACGCCACGACGGGTCGCAGTACCACCGGGCGCGGGCTCGCGACGCGCCCCACGTCGGCGCGTACCACCGGGCCCCGTCGGGCAGCGGCGACGTCCAGCCGCACCGGCCGCCGTCGGCGTCGGGCGGGGCCTCGCGCGACCGCGCCACGAAGGACGAGAGGCAGTCCGACGCGGCGACCCGCGTGAACCGCCCGCAGGTGACGAGCGTCGCGGCCACGACCACGACGAGGCTGACCGCGTAGGCCACCGACGCGCGCCGCATCGGGCAGCGGTCGCGGCGGAGCATCACGCCCGCCCCCGCAGGTCGCGGTGCAGGTCGCCGACGAGCTCCGCCGTGCGCTCGCTCGAGGCCCGCACCGCCTCCATCGCGGCGACGAGGGACGCTTGGTTCTTGAGCGTCGATTCCACGAACGGCTTGACGCCGTGGACGACGAGCGCCCGGAGGAACCAGAACAGCACCATCAGCAGGGCGCCCGCGAAGCCGTAGTTCAGGAACGACGACGCCATCGGGGCGAACTCGGCGGGCGCGGTCGGGGCGTCGGCGGCGAGGAACAGCACGGCCCTACCCCCCGATCCCGGCGCGGTACGAGTCCTCGCCGAAGAAGATGTCCCACGACGACGCCAGCACGGCGAGGCCCGCGGCGATGCCGGCGTCCCGCCACGTCACGAGGCCGGACAGCGCCGACCCGGCGAGGCCGGTCACCGTCTTCCACAGCGACCGGAACGACGAGCGCCGGTACCACGGGGTCTGGATCATCGCTGCCGCATCCACAGGGCGTACCCGGCGACCACGTCGCCGTCGTGCTGGACGTCGAGCCACGCCGCGGCGCCCGCCTTCGTGACGGCGGCCCACCGGGCGAGGAACGACCCGTCGTCCTGCCGCACGTCGGAGCGGGGCGCGCCGATGGCGGCCTTCCACGCGGCGAACGACTTCGACGCGCGGGGGATGGCGTCGTAGGCGACGGCGCCTGCGGTCGGGTCGGTCGGGGTGACGGGCTCGACGGGGACGACCGGCGCGGGGCCGGGCGGGGGGAGCGGGGGCGCGGGGGGCTGGACGGGCGAGGCGCACGCGGCGAGGACCGCCGCGAGCAGGGCCGCGAGGAACGGGGTGCGCCGCATCACGCCTCCACCGGGAGCCCGGTCACGATCTCGGCCGACTCCCAAATCGCGCCGCTCGCCACCGATCCGTAGGTGAACCACTGGTAGGCGCGCACGGTCCCGCCGTCAGCGTGCCCGATGCCGAAGTCGGGCCACGAGTTCTCGGCAAGGAACGCTTCCCGCGCGTCGTCGTAGCCGACGAAGTGCTGGCAGTGCCCGCTAAGGTCGCCGCCGTCGAAGCGGGCGAGCCCGTCGCGCTGCGTCCACTTGATGTAGTCCTTGGTCACCATGAACCCGAACGGGACGCACAGGCCCCGGGCGAGGCTCGACTTGATGGCCGTGATCGACCGCGCCGGGAGGAAGCGCAGCGCCGCGCCCCGGTTCGCGTGCGCCTCGGCGTAGAGGTCCGCGCTCGGGGGCGTGTTGACGGTGCGGGCGTCGTACGGGCGCGACTGCTCGGACGGGGCGCCGTACTTCTCGATCGCCGCCGCCATGTCGCCGAGCGTCGTGCCCTTGTCCTCGTTCTGCCAGCCGCGCATGAGGCGGGCCGTGTAGTAGAGGAAGTGCCGCGAGACTTGGGCGGTCGCGCCCCGTCGCAGCGCCTCGTTCTCCAACACCTTGCTGAACCCGTGCGCGACGCAGGACCCCGCGCTCGACTGGTACTGCACGCGCCCGAGCGGCGCGACCATCACGCGGGCGGGCAGTTCCGGCCCGCGAAGGTCGTGCGCCGACGCCACGCGCAGGATCGACGCGGCCGGGGTCGGCTCGCGTAGACCGCCGACGAGGGAGGCGTAGTCGATCACAGCCCCGGCCCCGCGAGGATGCACTCCACCGTCCCGACGAGGCCCTTCACGATGCACGCGACGAGGCCCACGGGCGCCATCGCCACCTTCTGCGGGCCGGTCAGCCCCGCGGTGCGATCGCACGGCGGCATCGGCTTGTACGTCGGCCCCGACGTGGGCCGGTTGCCGCCGGGCGTCCCGTCGCAGCCGACGTAGACCGGCGTGCCGCACGGGCGAGCCGACAGCGGCGAGAGCGCGGTGGGCAGCGGCGCCGCGACGCACGCGGGCGCCGGCGCGGCGACGGGCGCCTCGATCGGGCACCAGCCGGACGCGCACGAAGGGGAAGAAGGGGCGGCGGGAGCGGTCGCGGGATGGGTGAGGGAGGCAGTAGGAGGTTCGCGTACCGGCTGCACCGCCGCCCCAAGACGTGCGCGACTCGACGTGACGATGGAGCCCGCCGGCAGCGTGGACTCCTCCACCACGACGAGGTCCCCGTCCGCGACGACGTGGGGCGCGTCGGTCGAGACGGTCAGCGTGCCCTTGCCCTGCACCAGCACTGTCGCGACCTGCGTCTCGGGGGAGTCCCCGACGCGCAGGGCCACGGTCTGACGCACGCGGCCGTCGATCTCCGACCGCGAGGTCATGCCGACGGGCGCCTTCGCATCCGAGGCGCACGCCGCCAGCGGAAGCGAGACGAACAGGAACGAGAGGATCCAGAGAGTGCGACGCATCACGCCTCCTACCCGGGCTCGATGAAGCCCACCACCTTGATCTCGTAGCCCATCGTCACGGCGCCCGCGTTGGTATCGACGCCGTACTGGAACGTCTCGCCCGTGTCGAGGCTGACCCACACCTGGTCGTAGTGCGGCTTGCCCGCGACGAAGGCGTGGACCTTGTGCTCGTCGGTGTTGCCCTTGCCGCGGACCTTGACGAAGCCCGTGTCGCCCGCGGGGATCGCGCCGACGGTGCAGTTCGCCATGATCCGCAGGCACACGAGCCGCACCGTCGGGAGCACCTGCCCCGCGTCCTGACCCGACGAGTCGAGGTCGGCGGTGAGGTCCACGTCGGTGTACGCCACGTCGGTCGCGCTCGTCGTGGAGGCGACCGCGTCGAACGGCGTGCCGAGCCATACGAGCTTCGGCGTGCGCATCGTGCGCCAGCCGTAGGTCGGCCCCGCGGTCAACTGCTGCCACTGCTTGAGGACGGGCGAGTTCGCGTCCGTCGTGTCGAGCCAGAGGTAGCCGACCTCGGCGCTGCCCCACGCGGTCGGCGCGCCCGTGGACGGGTCGCTCGTGCCCGCGTACCGCGACAGCGCCGTCTCGAACGAGTTGATGAACGCCGCGCCGGCCACGTCCACGTCGGTCGTGGTCGTCGCCTTCGTGTACCCGCTCGTGTTGTGCTTCTGCGTCATGGGGACTCTCCACCACCCTTACGGCGCGGGCCGGGGGTAGCAACAGGATTCTTCCGACGTGGGTCGCGGCGAGGTCACCGGGGGCTATGCGTACTCCTCGATGATGAGCAGCCCGCCGCCGCCCTGACCGCCCGCCTTGTCGCCGCTGCCAGCGTTCGCGCTGCCGCCGCCGCCGCCAGCGCCGTAGGACGCGGCGTCGGCCCCGGCGTCGCCGCCCGCACCGCCGCCGCTCCCACCGTCACCGAGCCCCGACGCCGCGCCATTGCCGCCGAAGGCGCCCGCCGCGCTGAACCGCGACCCGCGCTGCCCGCCCTGGCCCTCTTGGTTTAGGTCGCCGCCCGTCGTGCCCGACGTGTTGCCGCCGGTCGCGGACGACGCGACGCCCGTGCCGCCCGCCATCGACCCGCCACCCGTCCCGCCCTTCGCGGTCAGCGACAGGCCCGTGCCGGTCACGGTGAGGTCCGACCCCGCCGTGCCCGCGTTGTTGCCAGCCGTGCCGCCAGCGCCGCCAGCGGGCACCGTGTAGGTGATGTTCCCGTTCGTGGCCCACAACTTTTCGACGTAGCCTCCCGAGCCGCCTCCTGCACCCGCGCCCGAGTTCGAGCCGGACGTGTCGCCGCCACCGCCGCCGCCGCCCGGGGCCCACGCCTTGATGAGGCACTTCGTGCAGGCGGCGTTCGGCGTGTGGGTCGCGCCAGAGCCGGAGGTGTAGATGTAGCGGTTCAGAAGGCGGCCCGCCGCGGCCTTGTAGGTGCCGTCGGCGTGAAGGTACTTGTTCGCGGCGGCGTCGCCCGCCGACGGGGCTGGGGCGAGGCCCTTCGTTCCGCCCGATCCCGAGTCGCCCACGACGGCGTCGAGGATGGCGGTCGCCTGCGCCGCGGTCAGGTCCTCGGGGTCGCCCGCCCCGGCGGTGGTGCGGCCCTTGATGCGGGCCGTCGCCATGTTCGCCATCTTGGCGTTCGTGACGGCCCCAGCGTCGATAGCCATGGCCGTGCCGGACGACGAGACGGTGATGTCCCCGTAGTCGCCGTCCGACAGGGAGGCGCCCGCGCCAGCGTTTGTCGCGACCCACCCCGTGTTGCCGACCCCGGTCACCTTCACGTAGTGGTGCGGCGGGCCGTCCGTCCGGTGGTAGTGCGAACCCGGGGGGGCCGCAACCGACGACTCCGGCGACCCCGACCCGACCACCGTCCGGCGGAACACGTGCGCCTTGACCGACGCCGACGGGCACACGATCCGGTGCTGCCCCGTCGGGTCCGTCACGACGAGCCGCACCCGCACGTACCGCCCGTTGAGCAGCAGCCCGGGGGTCAGCGGCTTGTAGTCGCTCGAGGCGTGCGAGACGGGGCTCGAGGTCCCCACCACGTACTCCCACCGCCACGAGCGGATCGGCTGCCGCGGCTTCCCGTTCAGGCGCGTCTCGCGGGCCGCCCACGCGGGCCCCTCGGGCAGCAGCCGCACGTCCTGCCGCGCCGCGGGCACCAGCGGCACCTTCGTCGCGTAGAGGGGCCTCGACGTGCCGGCCGCCGCCTTGCGTCCGACCGCGTCCGCCGCCGTCAGGCGGAACGTGAGCGCGGCGCCGAGGTCCACCTCGTCCGACTCGACCGTCACCGTGCGCAGGTACGCGCCGTGGAACTCGCCCGACGCCAGCAGGCCCGACGACAGCGTGCCCCAGCCGGCCGCGGCGGTCGCCCCGGCCAGCGTCGGCTTCGCCCGCGCGCGCGCGCCGTCCGTCGCGTCGAACTCGTGCGCGTCGGTCGTGGCCGCCGCGGGGATGTTTGACCGCGTCGTCCCGTTCCACGAGCACACCGCGACCTCGTGGAACTGCGGCAGGTCGTCCTGCTCCTGCACCGTCCGCACCACGTCGGACGACGGCCGGCCCGCCGTGCCCATGTTCCGCACGACGATCGACTTCGTGCCGCCCGACCCCTCCATCGGGATCGGCATTGACAACTGCCGGGGGGCCCCGTCCGTCCCGATCGGGCCCGACGGCAGCACCTTGTGCTCGGCCAGCAACTTCCCCGTGTCGGCGTCGGCGCCCTGGATCACCTGGACGAACGCGGGCGGGTCGCCGCGAGTGGGGGGCTCGACCTCGACCCGGCCCGACTGCCCGAGATCCACCATGCCGACGGAGACCGACGCCGGCGCGTCCGGCTCCTTCGCCACGTCGCGCCCCTGCACGAGCACCTCGTCGGGCTCGACCGCGTCCCACGGCTCCTCGACGCCGCCGCGCTTGACCGCCAGCACGCGCACGTAGATCAGCGTCTCGTCGCTCGTCCACGTGGCGTAGCGGTCCCCGCCGGGCACCCGCGCCACCTCCTGCCCCTTCGCCTCCCGCTCCGTCGCGGCGTAGACGACCCACTCCGCGAGGTCGTCGGGCGCCACGTCCACGGCCCAGGAGTAGGAGACGCTCAGGCTCATCGGATGATCCCGATCGGGGTCGTCGTGGACTTCCACTTCGAGTTCGACCCGAAGAACGACGTGCCGTAGGACACCGTCGGCGTCGTCGGGGCGGGGGTCGTCGCGGGTGGCGGCGTCGTCGTGCCCTCCGGCGCGGGCAGCGCCGCGTTCGTCAGCCCCGCGGGCACCGCGCCGCCCGGCAGGAAGTAGAGCGTGTCCACCTGCGTCGTGTCCACGTGCTCGACGAACACGTCGGCGTCGTACTCGCGGGCCTCGATCACGCCGACGCCGTCCGCGTCGAACCCGCACGACAGCACCGTGAACGCCTTCGCCGTCCACGCCGGATAGTCCACCGACAGGTCGATCACGTCGCCCGGGATCACGTCGAGGTCGCCCGGCCCGACGCCGAACGTCACGAACACGGGGGTACGCTGCGCGCGCTGCAGCAGGTACCGCGCCTCGCGGATCGCCTGCGAGCGCCGCGTGACGCCGAACATCTGCACCTCCTGCACGCGCTCGGGCGACGGCGTGTAGGGCGCCGACGACGACGTGCACGACGCCCCGCTCGTCAGCCCCGTGATCGTCTCGCCCGTCTGAAACGCCGTCGCGCCGTCGTCCTGCGTGTAGGTCAGGTACAGCGCCCCGTTCGCCGCGGCGAGGGTGATCCGCCCGATGGCCTTCGACGTGGTGCCCTTGATCTTCTCGCCGACAGTGAACGGCCCGGCGGTGATCGCGCCGACGTTGATGAACTGGTCGCGGATCTCCACGACCCGCTTCTCGTAGCCACGGTTTCGGTCCACGTACTGCAACCGGACCACCGTCGAGCGCGCCGAGGCGTCGAGCGGCTTGACGGCCAGCGACGACCGGGCCTCGCCCGCGTCGAGGATGTTGCGCCGGGTCGTAAACGACGCCGACACCCGCCCCTCAAACGACCGCGCCGACGCGCCCGTGGCGTCCCGACCGATGCGGATCTTCCCGTCGGCCATGAAGCACGTGGCGCGGCAGGTCTGGAGGATCTGCTGGATGTGGTCGCCGCCCGTCGCGACCGTGTCCACGACGTAGTCGAGCTGGTAGCGGTCCTCGGCCGTCGTCTGCCCCGGCGGCGTCGTGTCCACGTCGCACGCATCCGCCGCCGTGCGCCACGACCCGCCGACGCCGTCGTCGATGTCGGACGACGTGACGAACTCCCCGAGCCCGTGCGTGGCGTCGAGCATCAGGTCGCGCGCGCACAGGATCGGGTTCTGGCTCCACGCCGTCGTCCCCGTGCGGGGGTCGTAGACCTTGCGCCCCTTGACCACGCACGTCACCTGCGGGATGCGGCCGTTCAACTGGTCCGCAGCGGGCAACTTCAGCCCGAGCAGCGCGTACCCCGCGTAAGTGCGCGAGTCCGACGTGACCTCGATCGCCGCCTTCAGCGTGGCCTTGCGCACGCGGTCAGACTTCTGAGCCGAGTCCGACTTGATGCGGATCGTGTATCGCCCCCGCGCGATGCGACCGTCCTTCCCGTCGAAGCGCAACCGAATCTGCTTGCGGATCGCCGACTGCGTCTTGCCCCACGTCGCCCACGTCCCGGCCTTCTTCTCGTTCATCGTCCAGACGGCCTTCTCGTCCTCCGGCGGCGACAGCGGCTTGTAGGTCGAGTCCGACGCGCCCACCGCCTTGTATTCGACGTAGAGCGTCTCGGCCGCGTCGTCCACGTTGCCGTTGTCGTTGAGGCGGTACAGCCCGCCCTCCCACGCGAGCGCGAGCACCAGTTCGTCGGCCGTGTCCTGCATCTCGTACGTGTGCCCCGACCCGCCGTGTTCCAGCGCCGTGTTCAGGTCGTAGGCGTTGCCGCTCTGGTTGAAGTCGGGGATCGCCGTCTGCGTCGAGGTGCCCAGCCGGTCGGTCGTCGCGACCGCCGACGGAAACGACTCGAGCGGCGTGTCGTCGAGCCGGATGGAGTGGATCGACTCGATCTCGCCCGCGCACACCAGCAGCAGCAGGTAGAGGATCTGCTCGCCCTTGCTGCCCGTCTTGAGGTTCGTGGAGATGATCGCGGGCCGGACGAGGTGCTCCCCGTAGACGCTGGGGATCGGCGCCCCCTCGCTCACCGTGTTGCCCAGGCTGTCCCACCCGTAGGTCGGCGACGACTTCCAACCGCTCGTCCCCGTCCGCGTGTTGAGCAGCGACGAGACGAGCGTGAGCGCGCCCGACAGGAGCAACTTGACGCCGAGGCCGCCGCCGAGGCCGGTCGCGAGCAGGATGCCGCCCGCGACGATCTGCAGCCCGGCCAGCAGGAGGTTGGACAGGGCCATCAGCGGGGGATCCGCGGCAGGCCGGGGAACTCGGCCCGCGTGATGCGCTTGCGGGGGATCTCGATCCCGAACGCGCCGGTCAGCGGGCGCAGCGTCAGGACGAGCGAGCCCTCCTCCGCGTTCGCCCCCTCGACGTAGTAGTCGGCCCGGAGCGCGTCCGTGCCCGCCGCGTCGATCACGGCGCGGTCGGTGTAGTAGAGGCGCACCCGCTGGTTGTAGAGCGCACGCGACAGCGCGTAGCCGACGAGCGTCGCGTCGGGGTCGGCGATGCGGAGCGAGATACTGCCCGTCTCGGTCGCGTTCTCCCGCCGCTGCTCGGGCGGGTCGAACGTGCGCGCCTCGTACGACTCCGCGTCCCACGTCAGCGCGGCGACCTGCGGCGCGTTGTGGTACCGCAGGACCGACGGCGACGAGAGCCCCGTCGCGATGCGGACGAGCCACACCGGGCGGTGGTCGCCGGCCGAGCGCGCGGGCGTCGTGAAGGTGGAGCCGGTGCCGAGCGTCACGCGGGCACCTCCACGAACTGCAGCGAGGTCTCGTAGGCCGCGCCGCCGCCGAGGATCGACCACTCGACCGGGCCCGACAGGCGCACCCGCTTGTAGAACGCAAGGTCGCACGTCATGACGGACGACGCGACGGGGGCCCCTCCGCTCGCCGTCAGCGTGCGGTCGTCGGTCTGCACCGTGCGGGCGATCACCGCGCCGTCGTCGCGCAGGACCGTCCCGGCCGCGTCGAGGGGGTAGTCGCCGCGCGCGTCGCCCGTCGTCGGGAGGTTGAACACCGTCTGCGCCGCGACCGACGTGCCGAGCGACACGCCGTCGCGCTGGTAGTCGAGTGGGTCGCGCCACAGGAACGACGTAGCCTCGTACCCCACGGCGCGCAGGAACGCATCGACCCGCAGGCGCGCGGTGGGGGAGCATCGGAACGTGAGTCGGTACGACCGGAACGGACCGCCGTCGCGCGCGATGCGCTGCTCGTACTGCCCGCGGCCGAAGCGCAGCACCGCCACCTCGCGCGTCTCGCCGTGCGCGTAGGAGTCGATCATCGGCAGGATGTCGGCGGGCCACACCGCGAGCGCCATCAGAGCCTCCGATCCAGCCCGTGCCGGATGCCGCGGGCGTACTGGCCGGAGTTGCGGACCGCGTCGTAGACCTTCGCTGCCGCCGCGTTCGCCGCCGCCTCCAGGTTGGTCGCCTGGACGTTGACGCCGCCGACGTTGACGGTCACGCCGCCGCCACCCATGCGCCCCATCTTGGACGCCGGGACGACGTACTCGTCCTCGCCACCCTCGCCGATCAGGGCCAGTGTCGGGCGCGTCACGCGCGCCCCTTCCGCGAGGCCAGGAACCCCGCAGGCGCCGCCGTCTCAGGTGAAGCCGGCGTCGGGAAGTGGCAGCAGCCCGCCACCACCACCGCCGCCGCCACCCGTCACGCCGCCGACAAGCGCCGTCGCGATCCCGCCGATGCCGCCGAGCCCACCACCGCCGCCGCCGAGAATTCCCCCGAAGAGCGCCGTGATCCCCGACTGAAGGATGGACGAGATGGTCTGCGACAGCAGTTGGTTGACGATGTTGCGGAAGATGTCCGCGCCGTTCTTCCCGCCGTTCGTCAGCCCGTCCACGATCGCGGCCGTCAGCCCACCCTCGATCGTCTGGAACACCGACGAGAAGAACGGGTCAATGGTCGCCTCGACCGTCGTGCCGAACGACTCGCTGAACGCCTCGCCCGCCTTCTTGCCAGAGGCCTTGCCCGCCTTCTCGGCGTCCCGCTCCATGGCCTCGCGGGCCTTGCGGTCGCGGTCCGCCTTTGCGGCGCCCATCATGGAGTCGAACACGTCCCCCGCCTGATCGACGCCGATCCGGCCCGACGACAGCAGCGCCTCGATTTTGCCGAGGATCGTGAGGCGATCGCGCTCCTCCTCGGTGACGGCCTCCGCGATGCGCCGCTGGTTGTCGTACTCGCGGACGATGTCCTCGGCCGCGTCGGCCTGCCGGCGGGACGCCTCCTCTATGTCTCGCGCCTCCTCGGCCCAGTCGCGCAGCGCCGCGACGCCAGCCTCGGCCGCTCGCACCGCCTCGGCCCAGTACCCCCCGATCCGCTCCGACTCGTCGCGCAGCGCCTCGGACGCATCCCGGGTCGCCTCGGTCGCGGCGGCGCGCTTCTGCTCCTGCGCCGTCTGCTCCGTTGACAGTTGCGCGTTGCGCTCGCGGGTCTTGGTGATCTCGGCTTCGAGGTCAAGGATCTGCTGCTTGAGTTCCATCGCCCGGCGCTCGGCCGCCTGCTCCTTCTCGTAGGCGGCGAGGTCGCCCGCGAGGAACTGCCCGTCGGCACCCGTCACCCGGTTCAGGATCTTCGGCTTGCGCGCCTCCGCGTCGATCGCGGCCAGTTCGCCCCGAGACTCGCGCAGGCGCCGCTCCATTCGGACGATGTCCACGTTGCCCTCGGCGCCCGCCATGCGAAGGATCGAAGCGACAATCTCGTCGTTCATCTCCTTGATGCGGTCCCGCGACTCGCGGGCCTGCTTCTGCACGCCCTCGAACCACCGCTTCTGAGCCTCGGCCGCCTTGTCGGCCGCCTGCCGCGCCGCGTCCTGATCCTCCGCCATCATCTTGAACAGGCCCGACACCGCCGCGATGCCAGCCCCGAGCGGACCGCCCACGAGGAAGGCGCCGAACGACTGCTCGAGCAACTTGCCGACCTTGCCCGCGCCGCTCGCCGCGTCGGTCATCAGGAGGATGCCCGTCGCCACCTGGCCGAACGACCGCTTGAGGCTGTCGCCTCCCAGGCCGATCTTGCCGAACGCAGACAGCACCGAGTCGCTCGTGCGCTTCGTCTCGCGCTCGAGCTGCTTGATGTGTCCCATCGCCTTGTTGAGGTCGTTCCGCAGCGACTCCGTCTCGGCCTTCAGGCTGATCGTCAGGGCGCCGACCGACGGCATGGCCTACTCCTTTGCCTTGGCCGGGACGAGGCCGCGCGCCTTCGCCCCCGCGACGAGGAACGTCCAAATGTCCTTCGGGGACTTCCGCTTCGGCGCCGTGCGCGCCGAGTCGTGCTCGGTAAACACGTCCGTCCAGCGGAAGGGCACCGTTCCCTTGCGGCGGTTCATGTTCACCATCACCTCCAACACGGTCCCGATTCGGAAGTCGTCCCGCACCGCGCCCGACGGCTCCACCCGCTCGTACGCCATCGCCTGCCCGATCTGGCTCGACGTCAGCGGCGGCAGGAAGTCAGGGTGCGGGAGCCCGGCCCGGTGCGCCATGCGCCACATCAGCCGGCGGACGGGGCTCCTTCGGATTTTCCCGCCTCGCTCTCGACCTCCTTCTCCGTCGCGATGTTGAGCGACGCGGCCTTGCGGAACAGCCGCATCAGGATCTTCGGGTTCTTGCGCACGATCACGTCGGCATCGCCGTCGCCGAACACCCGCTCCCGCGTCTCCGGGTCGTGGATGCAACGGACGAGGAGGCGGGCCGCGAGGTGCAGCCCGTCCTCCTTCTTGCCGTCCGCCTTGAGCGCCGCCGACTCGTCGTCGAACGAGATGCGGGCGGCCCCGTCCATCTCGATCAGCAGGACCGACCCGCCCCACTCGGGGACGGGCTCGACCACTTCCGCGAGGTCGCGAGCGGCGATGAACTGGTCGCGCAGGCTCATGCAGCCTCCGGTTACGTCGAGGGCGTCGAGACGATGCCCGTGAACTTGACGACGACGGTCGCGGTCGCGAGCCCCTCGAGCGGCAGACCGATGCGCGCCGACCGCATGAAGCCGGACCCGGTGATCGGGTTCGACGCCATCCCCGACGGCGGGGTCAGCGTGATCGTCTCGGCCACGTCGCCCGACCCGAGCGGCAGGTCGAGCGTCGGGTCGTACTGGATCTGCAGCGTGAGCTCGCCCGGGTCCACGAGCTTGCCCGGGATGAACGTGCGCCCGCCGACCTGACGCGCGCTCGACGGCAGGGTGCTGCCGAAATGCGTCGTCTCGATCACGGCCCGCTCGATGCCGGACCAGTCGATCGTGTCGATGATGTTCGCGGTGAACGACGACGTGCCGAAGGTGATCGTCGCGCCGGTCGGGTTGCCAACGGCCATGGGTCAGTCTCCTAGACGGGCACGGGGGCCCGACGGTTCCAAACGGTCCAACGCTGCGTGTTGCGGAAGGTGGGGAGCGGACCGCCGTCGTCCACACCGTCCAGGTTGTCGAAGTCGCTGACCTTGAGCGCGCGGCGGATCACGATCCCGCCCCACGCTCCCGACCAGACCGCCATGCGCTGCCGCACGATCTCGGCCACCTCGCGGCGCGACGCGGCCGTCGGCCCGTACGTGTCGATCTGCACCTCGAACGCGGTCTCCGGGCAGTACCCGGTGAAGTGCGGCTCGTCGGGCCGCGAGACGATCGTGAACACGATCGCGGGAAGCGCCTGCGTCGGGTCGTCGAACGCGGGCAACTGCGAGTCGTACGCCCTCGTCCCGATGCGCGCGGTCAGCGCGTCGGGCGTGGTCAGGTACGTCGCGACCGCTTCCTCGAAGGAGGCCATCAGACCACCTCCTCGACGTCGGGGCCGCCGAACAGGTCTGCGTCGGACAGGTTCGACAGGCCGACCGAGTCCTTGAGGCGCCGAGAGAGTTCCTGCGCGATGGCCTCGGTAGCCTCGGCCCGGCCCTGCTCGAGCCCGCGCTTCATGAACGGGTTCGCGGGGATGTGGCGCCCGCTGGTGTGGGTGTAGCCGTACTCGATGTGGGCGGGGTAGTACCCGGGGCCATCGTGGCGCTTGAGGTCCGCGATCGTCTGCAGCGCGCCAAGTCCGCCAGCCGACGCACCCTCGCGCTTCATCAGCCGCTCAAGTCGCTTGCGCTTGTTGTAGGCGCGTCGCTGCGGGTCAGTGGTCTGCTTGATGCCGAGCGCCTCGCGCTTGCCCGTAATCACGACGAAGCCGACGCGCCCGCGCTTGCGCTTCATCGCCTTGATCTTCAGCGTCATGTCCACGTGCGGCGCCTGGTCGGACCGCGGCGCCGTGCGCTGGACCGACTTCAGCATCACCTTCGCGCCCGCCCGAAGCGCGGGCCGCAGGAAGCGGTTCTGCAACGCGCCCGGGAGCGAGTTGAACGCGCGGGTCAGCGCGTCGAACCCCTCGAGGTCGATCGTCATGCGGTTGGACGCGGCCATCAGACCACCTCCACCACGTCGCACTCGTGCTCGATCCGGCGCTCGTCCGGGTTCATCACCCCGACGATGCCGAACACGCGCCGCGAGTCCGACTCGACCTTCGCCAGCCGGTGCCGGACCGTCAGCCCGGCGAAGTAGCGCAGCCGGACCCGGTGCGACACCCGGCCCTGCGACTGCGCGCTGATCACCCGCTCGCGCGACGAAAGCGGCTCGACGCTGCCGAACACCGTCGCGACCGGGACGTACTCGACCAATGCGGCCCCCCCGGCGTCGCGCGTGTTGCGCTGCTCGAGGATTTCGATCTGGTCGCGGAGGGGGCCGGCGCGCATGGGTTACGGGATGGCGGACTCGGCGGCGAGCGCCACCACGCGGACCTTGTTCGACCCCTTGCCGAGCGCGAGGACCGAGCGGAAGTAGCCGGACGTGGACACGTCCGCCGCCGCCGCGATGTCGCCCGCCGTCGCGCCGACGATGTAGATGGCCGACGCGGCCGGGGCCGCGCCCGCGCCGAGCGTCACGTCGCAGCCGTGGCCCGCGATGGCGAGCGGCTGGCCGTCCGAGGCGCCGTGGAGCGCGATGCCGAGGCCCGACTGGCCCGCCTCCGCGATCGTCCCGTCGGCCTGCGCGAGCTTCCACTTGTTGGTGCTCGTGTCGAGGTAGACGGAGGCGCCGGCGGTGATCGTGGCACCGGCGGTGCCGCGGATGACCTCGCCCGAGTTGAGCGCGACCTGGGAAGCGGTGATCGTGAGCGAAGCCATCGGTCAATCCTCCTTCGCGCCGACGAGCGTCAGCGCGGTCCGGTACGGCATGAGCAACCGCTCGACGGCGGTCGGGAGCGCGGCGACGATCGTCCCCGTGACGTACGACCCGCGCTCCTCGTACAAGTCCTCGACCATCACCTTGATCGCGTGCTTGAACACCGACGGCACCGCCGACGCCGCGGCGCCGTAGCCCGCGACGAACCGCACCGTCACGTCCTCCGGCGTCCCCCGCGTCACGGGCCACACGACGCCGTAGGCCGGGACGATCCGGCCCGCGTCGCAGCCCGGCGTCCCGCCCGCGAGGATCGTCGCGTACTGGTCGGCCGCGAGCGTCTGCGTCGTCCCGTCCGTATCGACGTAGGTGATCGACGTGACCGACGCCGCGGGCGCCATCGGCAGCGTCCACTCGCACGGGAACCCGTCGCTCTTCAGGTCGTACGTCCGGTGGACGAGCGCCCGCCCGACGAACGACTCGACCGCCTCCCGCGCCACGACGATGAGCTCCGTCAGCAGGTCGTCGTCGCCCGTGTGGGTGACGCGACAGTGCGCGCGGGCCTGCGCCAGCGTGACCGGCTCGAGCGTCGGGGCGGTGACGAGAAGGAGGCGCATCGGGGATCCTGGGAATGCGCCGGGCCCCACGCGAGGCCCGGCGCGATGAAGTCAGGCATCCAGGTCCGTCAGGCGATCGCCGTCGGGAGCGACGCCGGAGCGGCGCCGTACCGCGGCTTGCCGAGGATGTAGAGCAGCCCGCCGACCTGCGAGGTCGCGCCCACGTCCGCGACGGAGCCCTGCACGAAGCAGAAGGCGTTCGCGACGTCGAGGTCGTCGGCCTTCACCTCGACCGCGATGATGGACTGCGTGTCGCCCGCGGCCAGGGCGTAGGTGTTGCCCGCCGCGGCGACCACCTCGGTCCACTGGCCGACCGTCGTGACGTCGGCGTTGTCCTTCTTGTAGACGCGGGTGAAGTTGAGCGCCTTCGCGCCCGTCCCCGCCGCGTCCGACGCCTGCTTCACGGTGAGCGTGGGCGGCTCGCCCGCCGCACCCGCGCCCTTGAAGAGGACGATGAGGACCGACTCGTAGTCCTTGATCTGGACCCAGTCGCCGTTGTTGGCCGCGGTGGCCATGTTGACCGGGACGAACCCGGCCGCGATGTTGAGACCGTCGATCATGCGCGCCATCGGAGCACCTCGAGACTTGGAGAGGGGTGGAGGGGGATGTCCGGCCGAC